AGGCAGTGATCGTTTGATCTTCAACAGGTAAGCCTTTTGCTTTTATTTCTGAATCTGACAAGGACAGTGCCAAACCGTCATCTCCCCTAGCAACCTTCTCGTTGGGTCCATCACCGATCATCTTTGTATACGAATTCTTTATGCCAGACTTTCTGAACTCAACTTGTCCCTGTGGGATATCAATGGTTTTTATTAACTGTGGGTTTGCCTTTATCTCTGTTCCCCACCAATCTGTTTCGTCATAAGCCCCAATAGGGATAGTTCCTGTTTTATGAGTTTTTATAAACTCGTTCTCTGTTAATTGCATAGGGTCTTTCCCCCCATACCATTTCTTTTTGCTAAGAGGCATTTTCTTTAACATTCCAGCCAACCCACCCGTATCCATAGCTGGAAGATAATTACCTAAACCCTCCATTAGTTCAGCTTTTGGTGTATTGTCGATTGCTTGCCGTACATCATCGTTTAAGGCTGGACTCGATCTACTCCATGCTTCTGGGCCAGTAACATCATCATAGAACTGTAACGCTTTGCCAATGAAAGGAACATCCCTCATACGGTGAGCATCATACGACATTCGATTAGAGTCCCACTTGCGTTCATCTAGTCGTTGCCGTCTTAATGGGCTATTTCTTAACATATCTGCTAAATTCATTAGCTGAACATTCTAGCTAGAGATCCAAGACCACCACTTTTGCCACCACCCTTACCAGATGGGAGCAATTCATCAATACCTCTAGCACCATCAAAAGCTGATCCGATATCGAGATTATCGTAGCTTGTGTTACCATTCCCACCATCTCCACCCATTGAACTGTCGTTAGGGTCACCACTAAGCGTTTTTATAGCAGGAACAAGTTTCATCAAGAGGTCAGCAAAATCCCCAACTGAATCAGCCGTATTCCCTAGTGATGAGCTATCATCAGAATCTTCGGCACTCATTAACCCAATATAACCCAACCCATCTAACTCATCCCAACCCATTTTTTTTCTTTTAGCCATTATGCAAAATCCTCATTTGTTTGCTTGCTTTGATAACTTTAATTCATATTCAAGATCGTCCATTATTACTTTAAGCTGATGATATTCGTTTTTCAAACGCACCATGCTTCTGCCTGTTTGAGATACTGCTTCCTCAAGTTTGCCTTGCATTTCTTTCTGGTCTAATTCAATTTGGTTGTTCATCCTAACCATCCAGTAGCTGCCCGTGGAGTTAATCGTTTCCTAGCAGTAGTTGGTCTTTGCACCAACTTAGGAAACAAATGAGTGAATCCCCAAACAAGTGCGTCTACTCTATCGGGTGAGCCTTCTCCTGCATAACCTCCTGCCACCATCTGGCACATTTGATCTTCTAACTCTGGGAACGTACCTACATGACTGATACGGCCTAAACTATAAAGAGAGCTGATTGGCTCTGCCCGAACATGCTTGCCTCGTGTTGCCCTAACTTCCACGATTGGCAAACCGGGTTCAACACTTGTAAGCGTATTTCTACACATATCGCCCCCTTGATTAACCTCAATTACCACTGAGTCAGAATCCCATTTATGAAATATACTCACAGCCCGATTAGCCCATTGAGATGGTGTACCTTTTAGAGATACATCATCAAGCACATAACCACGCCCATCAGAGCCAATACCCACAACAACAATCCCATGCTCGTTAGATTTCTCTTCAGACGAAATTGCTGGATCAATGCTGACAACGATCCTGCCCATCTCTGGCACTTCTTGACGCCTGTTCTGATGAAACGTCTGACGGTCCCAAATTGCACCCACCGCAGTAGGTTCATATTCCCCCATCCAGATATGGCTGTACCTATCTCTCTTAGTTTCCTTGTCAAATATTCTTTCATCGTTTAGCTCTTTAGGAAAAAATTTATTATCATCAAAGTTAACTTTCTTGATGATTGCATTTTTAGGAGTGACTTCACTTCTGAACAACTTATCAACTGGGTCATTAGCATTTCTTGGGTTCCAACTAAACCACAGCTGACTCCCCGGTTGTCTTATGGTTGGGATCAACACCTCTAATGATCGCTGAGAGATCGTTTGAGCCTCTTCAATCCAACACCTATCAATGCCTTCCATAGATTTAATCTGATCCGTAGTCATCGCCCCAAGCCCAGCAAATAGGAACACTGTGCCGTTGGCTCCTCTAATTTCATTCTGCAAAGAGGTATAGTGATCCTGCAACCCCAGTATCTCTATCTGGTCATCTAGCAACAGTTTAACAGAATCCTTGATAGATCGCTGAACTTCCCTGCCACATAAGATCCTTAATTTCTTATCGTAACCCTCACACAGTAATGCCTTGGCAAAAGAGTGAGATTTTGCTGACCCTCGACCCCCAAAATAGGCTTTATACCTATACGGTGAGTATAGATCCATAAAAGGTGCTGGAATCTCAATATCTACTTCTTCAATTAATGTCTGCATCGTCATCGATCTCCTCCTCTAATTCAATTGCCTCATCTTCTGCGACAACACCAACAATATTTAAGACCTTGATAGGCCTATTCCCACCATTCAGTTCCATCTTCATATCCGTTGGTAGTTTCGGTTCAGTCAAATCTGCAATCAACTTAATGGCACTCATGTTCCCTTTTTGGGCTTCACGGTTTGTAACTTCTGCAATAACTTCTGCATTATCACTGTGTTCAAGCTCAATTCCCTTTGCAGCTAAAACCTTCAAAATATCAGCGTTAGGAGTCTTTCGCATAACAGCATTAAGCCTTGCTCTTAATCCATGTTTAGTTCCCACCTTCATTCCTTCAGGATTACCAGATTGCCCCGGTAAAAATCCCTTACCAGTTACTCCACCCGTTGCCTTTTCGTTGCTATCAGTCATGTATTGGCTCAAATGCTTCCCCGTTTCTTAATATCTCAATATCAGGGAATAGGTCATTAAATCGTTTAACAATAACGTCACAATATTTTGTATCTAACTCCATCATGTAGCATTTACGGTTTAGCTTTTCGGATGCGACCATCGTAGCCCCAGAGCCTCCAAATAAATCCAGAACAGTCTTGGCTTTATGGTTTCCGATTGCCTTCTCAGCTAGTTCCACTGGCTTTTGGGTGGGGTGAAAGTCGTTGCGTGACTCCCTGTCTATCTCCCAGACAGTCGTTGCCGTATTTCCCCCAGACCATCGCAAGGTCGCTCCCTTTGGCTTCCAATATAGACAAGGCTCGTGTTTCTGCTTGTATTGGATATTCATGTTGAAAGTTGCGTTGTTTTTTACCCAGATAATTAGGGCGTGTATTTCGCCACACTTCCCCACAGCCTCGTACAATTCATTCGGCTTTGTTCCCGCATACCAAACATAGCAAGGGCCGTTACAAAACTCAGCTATTACGGGGATAACGTCTGTGTAGATAGAAGTCCCTTTGTGATCGCCTTTCAGCTTTTCACGCTCCCTACCGGGGCCACCAGTGTAATCAACCCCATAAGGCGGGTCAGTGAACACCATGTCGGCCTTCTTCCCATCCATCAGCTTGTCAACCGCATCCTTTGCCGTTGAGTCCCCGCACAGCAAGCGATGACCGCCCAACTGGTATAAGTCCCCCAACTGGCTAATAGCCTTTTCAGGGGCTTCTGGCACATCATCCTCACCGTCTAGCCCCTCAGAGCCACCCACGTTATCTAGCAAGTCCTCAAGCTCGTCTGTGCTAAACATTGACTCCATAATCTCAGGGTCAATATCTGCTAGTACTTCCTTATCCCATTCAGCTAACTCTGCTGATCTGTTATCGTATAAAGCTAATTTTAATTTCTGTTTTTCGCTTAATCCTTTACGCTGAACAACCACCCATTCATTACCGTCAGCCTGTACGATTTTAACCTTCTCAATCCCTGCTTCACTCAATGCTTCATAAGTTCCATTACCAGCTAGGATATTCCCATCTTCATCAATAACACCTGATCGGGCTGCACCAACCTCACGCAAAGAATTAGCAACCATCCCAATGTTTCTAGGATTATGCTTTCTTGCGTTATTCCGATCAGGCTTTAAGTCTGCTAATTTAACCATTTTATTACCCTTAACTTAAAAAAAGGTTCTGGCAGAATTCTTTATGCCCAATTGGATAGGCACGGAGGGGAGGAGGCCCCACGTTAGAAAACTACCAGAGCCATATGGCTATTCAATAACTTGGCTTGGGCTTTCTTGTTTTCCGTGGTTTTGGCTTTGTCGGTTTCGATGTTTTTTTCATATTAAAATGAGTCAAACATTTTGTTAGCCCGTTTTTTTATAGATGCGGTTGATTTTGGCTTTACCACTTTGGGTTTTGGCTTTGGCTTTTTTTTTGCCGCTACCTTATCGTTGATCCTCTGGTTGATGACTGACCGTGGACTTTTTGCTTTTTTATTCGCATACGATGAATTAATTTGTTTTGCCCTTGTTACCATTTATTTCTCCTTTTTTTTCCAGCTATCGATACCCTTCTCAACAGACCTGCCAGCAATATATCCTCCGATCCCAAGTTTCAATAGATCCCACATGTCCGGGGGAATATCTAGCTTTATTGCCGATCCACCGAATAATTGAATGTAGGGGAAAAGAATATAATTGTTTGCAATAATAGCAACGAAACAAAGCATGGTGATGGGCCTCCAGTTCCGTGCTAATGAGCTCTGACTTTTTGCTTCTGCCGTAATAATATCTTTTTGATAAGATACAAACTTTACTTCATGTTCCAACATCTGGGCCTTAATAGCCTGTTCTAATTCGTTTTTTTTATCTTTGTCCTCTATGAACTTGCCAGCCAGATTTGTTATCCCTGAAACCATTCCTGTAAAATCAAACATTAGCCCACCCACATTACGTTTTGAGGTTTATCTTCATCCACATCTACATGGACCCATCCTCCTGCATATACACCCACACGTTTGAACGATTTCATGCAAAGAGCAATCAATTCATATCGGTCTGGCCCGTTAGTACAAGACAGGTCAACCGCTAACCCTTTTATATGGGATGAGTTTTTTGAGGAATGAGGAATCTTGTCGTTATGTTCTTGGCATCGATATCCACTATTGATAATAAGTGAACGCCCTATCTCTGTTCTTAAGGCTT